TCCTAATTCTTACTGAATCTGAAGCAACACTAGCGCTTCCTGTAACGCTTCCTGAAGCATACCTATCTCGGTATCCATTAGCTGAGACTGTTGCATCAGAGCTAACAGAAGCATCACCATAGTAAATCCAAGTGCCAGCTTCATTGTAATAAGGACTATCTAAAGAAAAAGCCAGCTCATCTATGCTTGTGCTAAATAAATCTAGCTGTTCAAGCGTAAATGGTGATTGAATATCTGCTGGCATGATTTATCAAGCCAAAGTTACTGATAAGCTACCTGATGCAATCTTGAAAATATCGCCTGTTTCAATAGTTTTAGAGCTATCTAAAGCTGTATGGAATAGCAAGTTACCTGTGCTAGAAGCATCATGGATGCCAATATGGCTAACTGTACCCCAATTGCCTGTAGCTTGTGGAAACTCTACCGCATCGCTGTTTGTTGAAACTCCGTTAGATGGTGAACCAAAAGTAACAGCAGTACGAGCATAAGAGCCACCTGATACTTCAGTACCAGAGCCAGCATCTGTAGGGTCGCTAGTAAATAAACCTACATAAACTGTAGTAGGGCTTGTATAGCTTGTATTGCGAAGAACTGCATTGATTACAGCGTTCTCCAAGTAGTTTGACATTTCAGCCATGATATTTCCTTATCGTGAAGTAACTTTCATTTGTAATGGGACACCGCTATATTCTGAGCTTTGGTCTGCCTGAGTAATAGAGTTAATCGCTCTATCGTACAAACTTACCCATAATTGGACTCTAGCATCATTGATTAGATATGGTTCTGCTTCTAATAATGCGCCATAAAGTAAAGCATCAGGATAATTGGCTAAGAATACATTGCTTGTATTGCTATCTGACAATACAGCAGGTTTTGCATAGTAAAGAATCTCTAGTGTTCTTGTGCCATCTGGAATAGGAGCAAACATGAACTCTTGAGCCAATACTGTGTAGTAAACAGGTAAGCCAGACTCATCTGCTCTAGCATCTCTTGTGAAGGCGCTAGGAGCTAGATAAGTAACAGGCATCCTAGGATTACCTTGGATATACAAGTCTCTTACTTCTAGAAAGTCTGTTGGCAAGGCTACTTTAGCATCACCGCTAGTCATTGAAGATGTAGCAGACTTTAGCATCTGTCTTGTACGCAACTCTCTAGCTAGACGAGTTTCAGCCAATGTAATGAAGTCAGGAATTTGTGTAGTTAAATCACTTCTTCCTAAGTAATTAGCTACTGTAGTCTGTAAAGCCGAGTAGTTAGTAAAAGCCATATCTAATCCATTTCTATGTTATGCCACCCATATTGATAAGTTCCAATATGCTTAATCACTTCAGATAGCTCATGGTCTACATAAGTCTTATATCCAATATCTGATGACTTAATGCAGAAATAAATATCTTCTCCAAGAATCTTGTCATTAGGCAATTTCTCAAAGAAGAACCAAGGCTTCTCTAAATCCTTAAATACACAGGTGTCAATCAGCATGACTCCACAGCCTATGCCATCAACGACCTCAATACCTTTTTTCCCTTTAGAGTAGACAGGATGCCATACTACATGGTCAGAATTAACTTCTAAGCGCTTGGCAGTAGGTTTAACTGGCTCTGAGCGAGTAGTAGCATTAACTCCAATAATCGGCTTATTATGCTTTAGAAGCACCAATAAACTGTCTTTAGGGAATCTCATATCTGCATCAATAAACATTACATGAGTACATTTATCATCTAATGCAGACTGAACTAAATTATTTCTTTGGTCAAATATCAAAGTTCCAGCACAGGTATATAACTTAATATCTACCTTGCTATTCTTGTTTGTATAGTTCACCAAAGCAGCCAAATCAAAGGCTGTTCCTATTTCCATTGTTCCCCTTGCAGGGATACAAATACCAACTCTATACATTTCCACCCCTTGTTCTCCAGACTCTGTTATCTGGGTCATTTAAGAATCTTCTAAAGGCTTCCTTGTCTATGACTGCATAGCCACGCATGATACCTTTTTTGTTTAATTCATCAATGATGACATCAGGGATAGTAGCGATATGATTTCGAGGGTCTAATACATCAGAGCCCCAATTGGTCTTTTCGCTTCTTTCGTTATATTTTTGCTTGTTTATCTCAATGATTTGGCTTAAATCTACCTTAGTCTCAATGACTAATCCGCCTTCGCCATCTGCATAAACATTCTGATTTTGTTTGAGTTTGCCTAGTTTAGACAAGTTGCTCTCCTAATTTGGACACAATTATCCAAGCCAAGTATATCAATTATTCTATATGTTTCCAAGTTCTTTTTGACCTAACGCTTCTAACACACCCATTGGATATATTTAGCTGTCTAGCCAATTCAGCATGACTTAAATCTGAACTTCTAATGAACCTAACAATATCAGCATTTATGATTGACTTGCCATTCTTTTCGCCTAAAGGAACAACAATTACTTTTCTTCCTTTCGCAATCATATCGTCTGAATTATCCTTTGGAGTTCCAATTGATAAATGCTTTGGGTTTACACAAGAAGGATTATCGCAACTATGTAAAACATACATACCACTAGGTATTTTTTTGTTGTTATACATTTTCCAACTAATCCTATGAGCGCCATCTGAACTCATAGACTTTGAGCCTAAAGATATTCTTCCATATCCATTAACTTTTTGACCAATCCAATTCCAACATGAATCTTCATTAGATTTGTCTACAAACCGCCAAAACCTTTCTTCCACAGAGCCATGCAACTTAATGCCTTTTTCTGGGTGTCCATACTTCTTAAACCTTTGATAATGCTTACTGCAATACCCCAAACCACCTCTTAAACTGCTTTCACATCCGTTTACTTTGCACATTAAAAATACCCCTAAGAATTAACCTAGGGGTATTATAGCACACAATAGCTTTATGGATTATGCAGCATTTAGGTCTGCGATTATGCCATGAGCTGCTTCGTTCTTAACTTCAAGAGTCAATTCAGCCAAGATTTGTGTCTTGTCGCTGTCACCAGCTTTTGCCAATTCGATAGTTTGGAATGGGCGCAAGTATGCAAGAGCTGCATATTCTGGGTCTAACAACAATGCATCACGAGTACGCATGAAGCGGTTAGGAACAATGCTGATTTGACCGAAGTCTGACTGATAGATGTCAGCACCAGCCAAAATTGTAGCTTGACCACCGCTTACAGGAGCTTGGTAGCGTTGAGCAGCCAAACCTGTGAAGCCAGAAACAGTCTGCTTCAATGCTGGAGATACGAATAATACTGAAGGTGTGCCACCTGAAGTGAATACTTCACGAACAACTTCTTTCAACATAGTTTCTGTGAAAGTACGAGTTGTATCAGCATCTGTACGAGCTGAAACACCGATAGTTGTTGGGTCACCACCAGCAGTAGTTGTACCAGAACCTACTGAAGTGTTTGTCTTGATGAAAGACAATAGTGAAGACATCTTGCGAGCTGTTGAAGAACCATCACCAGCAACTTTAGCTTGGTTAGCAGTAATGATTGTCTCAATGTCACGCTTGATTTCAGCAGAAGCCTTAGCCAATTGGTATGCCTTCTCAGACTTACGACCAGCCTTGTCTACAGACTCCAAAGTGCCTGAAACTTGAATTGTCTTACCAACGATTTGTGTTAAGTTGCCATAACGAGTTGTTGGAGACAAAGTTGCAGAAGTAGCATCAGCGCCTTCAACTAATGCGTTAGCAGTAGTAGCAGCAGCCAAGCTGTCAGTTTGCCACTCGTGGTTTACAGCAGTAGCTTTAGTTTTGCCAATAGATGACATGATTGGTGTATCTGTTGGGCTGATGTTATAGATTACATCAGATAAGTCTTCACGCTGACCGATAGCGTCATATTTTGTGTAAGTTGCCATTTCTCTTTTCCTTTAAATAAATTTTTCAAATAATTTCGCAGCATCCTGCTTCTTGCCAGTTTGGCGGAGCTTCTGGAACTGCTTTTTAACTGCTTCTTGCTCAGAGCTACCCTGTGGTTGAGCTGCTCCAGCTTTCAAAGTCTTAGGAGCTTCTGTAACTTTCTTTGTAGCTACAGTCTTGCCCTTCATCAACTTCTCGTACTGCATAGCCTTGTAAAGCGTTTGAACTGCTCGTGCATCATATACACTAGCTAATTCTTGGTCTGAGAAGCCGATTGACTTCGCATAGGCTTTAATCTCTTTGCGAGCAATATCTGCTTTTACCTCATCCCTAAACTCAGGAATCCACTCCTTGAGCTTTTGAGCTTCTTGGGCTAAATGATTCTTTAGGTATTCTTGCTGTTCAGCTTGTTGCTGTTGTGCAATACGCTGTTTCTCAGCTTGAACTGCCTGTAGTTGCTTTTCCTTCTCTGCTCTTTCTGCGACCTTGATGGCATAACCAATAGGGTCTGACTCCTTCAATTCGGCTAGATTCTCATTGTCAGTAGGCTGATTGAGCATCTGTTCGATTATCTGTAGTCTCTGAGCGTAAGTATCACGCAACTGCTTTGCTTCTTCGATTCTCGCTTTCTCTGCTTCCACAGCTTTACGAGTCTCAGCCAAAGCCTGAGTTTTCTTTGTGTAATCTTTTGTGCGACTGTAACCTTGTTGAAGTTCCTCTAAGGTGACCTCAATTTCTTCATTGTCTACTTTGACCTTGAATCGTTGCGGTTCTTCGGTTTCTTCTTCTTGGTATTCAGTTTCTTCTGCATTTTCATCTGTGTAGTCCTCTGAACCTTCCTCTGCTTCTGCTGAATACTCAACTTCTTCAGATTCTTGCTCTTGCTGGTCTACCTCTGGTTGAGCCTGAGCTTCCTCAGTAGGTGAGTCCATCAAAGACAAAAATGCACTAGCTGCTTCGTTTACACTTACACTTCCTTGCGGATTGGTGTTTTCACTCATTGTATTTACCTTTTATGGTAGTTAAAAAATCTTCCATTTCTTATCTTGAATCTGCTTATCGTCACCGATAGCTTGGATACTAGATAAGAGTTCTTCAATAGCTCTGTATTTGATGAGAGATTTCTCTCTTAATTCAACATCATCTTCATTACTATTGAATATGTTGTTTTTATACAACAGTTTCTGATTTTCCACAAGTTCCATGAAAAATTCGTCACTTAGTAATACTCTTGCTCGTTCTGATTTGTTCATGCGTTAGGAATGTTAGGAGTATTAGTTAATTGTGCGCCTACTTGCATAGCTTTCAACTGGGCTTCAGCTTGGAACTCAGCAGTCTTAAGCTCTAAGTCAGCCATTGCTTTCTCACGCTTCAACTGGATTTCTGCCTGTGCCTTAGCCTGTTGCAACTGAATATCAGACTGAGCCTTCTGTTGTTCTAGAGCCATCTGCTGTTGAGCCTTAGCTTGGTCAATCTGCATCTGAGCCTGAGCCTGAGCCATGTAAGCCTGAACTGCTGGGTCTACAGGTGGTTGCTGTGGCTGTGGATTAGCAATCTGCTGTTCTAGCTCTGGTGGAATCTCTTTGAAGAACTCACTACTGTCTTTATATCCAGCAGCTTCAATGAATCGACCTAGAGTCTCACGATACTGAGTCAATGTGACCAATGGATTGTTAAATCCTTGAGTTCCCAAGATTTGCTCTTGTTTCTGTAGAACCATAGCGACCATAGCCATCTGCTCTTGCTTGTTGCCTGTGCCAAGACCTACATTGATAGAGATGTCAAAGCCATTAGTCCACTCTCTAGGGTCAATAGAGATGTATTTACCTCTTAGACGAATAACACGAGCCTTATCCTGATACTTGCATAACAAGTGAAGAATCTTCTCAAATAGGTCTTTTACACCTGTTTCTGCGAATACACGAGCAATCATCTCTACCTTACCAGCAGCAGCAGATTGCATAGCAGCTACAGCAGTAGCAGTCGTGTTTTGTAGAATGTTAGGGTCTAAGCCTTGTTGAGCATCATTGACACCAGTTCTCTTAGATTGAACTTGGTCTAGATACTGCAACATTGGGAATGACTGTGAAGCTGTTGGTGGAACTGACAATGGAACAATCGCATTAGGGTTCTTAATACGAACTACACCACCTGCTGTAACTGTCAGCATATCATCTAGGTTTACTTGACCTTCAACAACACCCATACGAGAGTTATTAGTTAGGTAAAGGTTGTCTAGAATCTGACGAGTTACTGTAGATTTAATCAATTGCAAGTCTACTGCTCTATCTGCCAAGCTATGACCAAAGAACTTATGTGGCATAGGAATAGGACAAATTGAGCAGAAAGGAACAAAGTCTACTTCTGTGTTGTCTAGGATGTTTTGACCTGCATAAACAATTTTACGCAACTCGGCAATGCCATCTTCATCCATATCGACTTTAAGGTAGCACTCCATTACCTCAATGTCTTGCATAGCTTTGTCTAGGCTTGCTTGCTCATCAGGCATCTCACCTCTGTCAAAACGAGCTACACGCTCCTCTGAATAGGTTAAGTCTGAGTAAGAAGGCAATTCATCTACTTTAGCCTTGTCAAAGCCCATAGCTACTAATTCGCTACGAGTTGTGAGCTTTCTGTGAGCTACGAAAGGCGCATCAGCAATAGTGCGAGCTTTCTTAGAGATTAAGAACTCCTCTGGTGGGACATTCTCAACGATTACCTTACCATTCTTTTTAGTACGCTTTAGCTTAACGCTGTATGAATATACAGGTGGTGTAGGCATACCCATCTGGTCTACACCAGCAGGTACTACTTCTTCCATGTCTTGACTAACAACTTCTACCTCTGGGTCTGCCAAAAGCATTGTTAGTTCTTCTTCGTTCAAGCCCTCATACTGCTCTTTTGTTACATCTGTCTGCTCATCCCAGTAGACTTTAACGATACCATTCTTCTGCAACAAAGCATCTTTGAACCAGTTATGGAATAGGATGACACCTTGGTTATCGTGGTTTAGAACCCAGTTCACATACTCAGTAGCTTGTTTAGCCTTTTCCTCGTCACCAGCACCTTTAGGCTCAAAACGAACCATCTCGTCTGACTGAGTAAATACTCTTAATAATTGTGGCAATGCACCATCAACTACTTCTGCTACCTCACCTGTAACTATAGAGCTACGACCTTCTACTTCGTTACCATAGGCTTCACGATTGTAGTATTGCAATGCTTTTCTACGAGCATCAGTCGTTTCTGTCTCGATAAAGCCAAGAGCATTATCAATCTCAGCTTCTAGTATGCCTTTAAGGGTATTATTGTCCATCAGACTATCCATTTCGTATTAATCTTAATTGATTTGTTCCACTCGTTAGGCTTCTCATCAAGCCCTACTGCAACATATCTCCAAGCATCAGCAGCATGAGAGTGTTGGTCGTGTAAAGGTTTATCGCTAAACATTTTAGTATCAGGGTCTACAGCGTATCTATAGTGTCTTAAAGCCTGTAATCCTTCTGCACATCTATTCTGGTCAAAGAAGCAACGATTCATCAACATTCTAGCTGCGTTAATGCCATCAGCAATGGACAGTTTAGGAGTAATTCTAACTGGTAAGCCCATGCCTTCAATAATCTCTTTAGTACTACGACCTGTCATATTCTTGTGTTCTGCATCATGCGGAAGCCAATGGTCTCTATATGTATAGCCCTTATTCTGAAGCATCTGCACATAGTGGTCAATTGGTTTCTGACAGTCTTGGTAGAAGTCAATAACTCTAACCTCGCCACCTGAGATTGTCTGCACGAACCAAATAGATGTCATATCAGCCCATCCTAAGTCCCAGAAGGTGCTTACAGGAATAGACTTATCAACAAATATATCTTTAATTCTGTTATCTTCTTGAGCCTTTCTTAGCTCATTAGCGTATACAGCGCCATCTAAAACTTGTCTTGTGTTGCCTTCCCATACATTCAGGTAAGCATCCATATCCCTAGCTTTTAGGTCTTCCATCTCACTTCTAAGAACTGATGGAAACCAAGGATTGTCTGACCAGTTAGCTTTAACTACCTTTGCATTGCTTGGTGGCAATACGACAAACCGCTTGTAAGTCTCGTCTGTATCTAACTCAGGGTTAAATGTTACCCAAATCTCTGAGCCTTCTTTACGGATAGTAGGAATCAATACATCCCAACTAGACTTAGAAGTAGTCTGTGCTTCTTCTACCCAGCATATATCAACACCTTCAAAAGACTTAATCTTTGTGATGTTGTGCTTTAAACCTGCGAATAAGAACTCTGTGCCATTCTTTCCATAAATAGCTGTGTTCTGTATCTCGTAAAAGTCTTCTAATCCTAGAGTCTTAATCTGGTCTGCTAACAAAGCATGAACAGAATCGCTAATAGAGTTCTGAAACTCTCGAGCGCATAGAACCCTAATCTTCTTTCTTCTGCCAATGGCTAAAAGAATCCTTGCAACTCCCCATGACTTACCAGAACCTCGACCACCATACAGAATCTTGTATCTATGGTCTTCTAGTAAGAATGTTAGCTTAGGAGTTATTTCTAGGCTTAACTTGCCTTCAGCATCTATCAAGGCTGTTTAACCACAAATTCAATAATCTTGAGTTCCATAGCTTCACCATCAATACCACTTACCTCTGTGGTTTGAACTGCTCTGCCATCTACTCTATCCATAATCTCTTTAATAGCCCAAGGTTCACCTTCAATGGCTTTATCTACTAGCCTGTCAGCTATCATTCTTAGCTTTAACTGGTCTTGTTGAACAAGGGCTTTTCTTAGCTCGTTATAAAAGAGCTTGCCTTTCTTGGCATTTTTATTATTAGGCTGTCCACCGCTTGTCAAACCACTCGATTCGAGTCCTAAATCTTTGTTTTCGTTGCTGTTTTCCATTCCAATCCATTAGGGTGTTGGTTGATGATGTTGCAAATATACAACAGTTTATTGTTTCTTGCAAAGAATGACATACATACTATCTATCATCCTTGGAAGAATAGTTAGCATTTCATCAGATATATTCATTTCTTCAGCTAGATTACTTTTAATGAACTGGAGCTTCTTTATATAGAATCTGTCTTTCCAGCCTAGATACCAATGCCAATCTGTGTAATATAGCCAGCTTTTTTCGTTAAATGCTCTTACATGAGTAGGGTCTTGCCATGCTCCATAACTTAAATCATAGGGAACATGAATATGAAACTCGCCATCCTCAGTTAGTAAGTCCTTACAATTAGTCATAGCTGTGACTAAATCAGGAATATGCTCTAAAACATCATTCGCTAATATCTTAGAGAACATCCCTTTTTTTATTTCTACTTCGCCAAATCTAGTCTGTATCTTTTCACCCCAATTAATCTTTGAGATGTCAGCTACCCAATCAGGATTTGTTCTTTCCTGAATGTCTGCATTGAAACAGTCTTCTTTAAAGTCTTTTCCGCTACCTAGGTTTAGAGATTTTGGCAATGAAGTCATCTATTTTTCCTGAACATAAAAGTGGTAGAAGTTCTTGTATCTCCTCGTCTGGTAGTTCCCACCAAGGATTAGCATTGAGTGCTTCTATTTGTTCGTATGTAAATCTCTTTTTAATTATTTTTGCTGGGTTTCCAGCGACTATGCAGTAATCAGGCACATCTTTATGCACGACTGATTTTGCTGCAATTACAGCTCCATTACCTACCTTGACACCTGAAAGTATCGTACATTGAGAACCTAGCCATACATCATTTCCTATGACTACATCACCTTTTGTAGATGGATGTCCTTGTCCATGCCAATCAAATATATGCTGATTAATATGTCCAAAAGGATAAGTTGTTATCCAGTCAGTTCTATGATTTCCGCCTAACAGAATTTCTACTCTGTCAGCAATACTGCAAAATGAACCCATGTAAAGGCTTGCACCTTCACCCCAAGACCTAACAATTAGGTTTTCAACTCCGTATGTATGTTTCAATGGTAAGTTCTTTTAACAATAAAACTTATGCTAGTTTCGTTTAATTTCTCAGCTAAATCAATAAGCTCTATATAAAGAGCATCTAAAAACTCAAACTTTTCATCAATAGAATCGAATGTCTCTGGTATTCCATTGACTTCAACTGTTACCACTTAACTGCTACTGCCTTACATACTTTAATGAAGTCATCTTGAGAATATTTTTGTTTCATCATATTGACCATTTTGTGAACTATTTGAACATTTCCAATTTCGTAAGGTTTATTTGAATCTATTCTATCTAATGAAGCATCTGCTTTTTGCGGATGTCCTGTCTCTGGAAATATAACATCCCATCCAGTTAATGAACACTTACCATTTTGTGCCTCGTAAATATCTGCTATTTCATCTATAGATAATAAGAACTCTATTCCTCTAGTTTCAGCAGAAACTTTAAACTTATTAGCCCAAGATAATCTTACACCTCTATGCCATCCTCTATGACAGTTATCTGTCTTTTTGTTACTACATTTCTTGCAAGTCTTTTTAAGTTTCAAAGACTCATTAGCATAGTTTTTTCTAAGATATGACTGCATTTCGCCACATTCACTACATGGCTTATACCATCTTCCATCTTGACCTTTAAATATTTCCATAAGACACCTCTCAATGATGTCTTAATTATACTACCATTTTACTTTATTCACCACTTTACTTTATTAGCCCACCAACTCGCAGACATCTTACCCTTCTTAATGTTTTCTGCATGACGAGCCTTAAATGACTTTCTACGAGCTTTATCAGCTTCTGATTCGCCTTTCTTGGCTGGTGAACCTGATACCCCTTGCTGTCCGAAACGGATTGTCTTGGTCTGGTCTCCTTCTTTAGCCACAACTACATGACTTTTAGTAGGATGATTTGGTGTCTTTTTAGGCTTGTTATAGCCATCTACACCAATGCGTTCAAAGAGCTTGGCTGCGTCTCTGATTTTCACTTTTTAACTCGCATCTTCTTGCCAGCTTCGCTCATTGCAATTGCAATAGCTTGCTTAGGATTAGTAACTACCTTACCGCCTTTACCAGAGTGCAATGTGCCTTCTTTGTATTCGCCCATTACTTTACCGATTTTCTTCTGTGATTTAGTCATCTTCATATTCTTCTTCCTCAGTAGCTACTTCAAATTCGTCACATCCGTTAGATTTACCGCACATGAACTCAAATTTTTCACAGAATCCCATGTCTTTTTCAATGCCACAAGTAGGCAAGTCCTTGGCTGTGCAGAAATACTCACAATCCATACATTTAGCGACAGGCTTATCTGTGTAGTTTGCAGAAACTTCAGCTTTACGCTTGTTTCCAGCGTTTACTACTTTGTCTTGTGTAGCTAATGGACAAGCAGATACATCTGACTCTAATAGACCGCCTTCTTTACTTTCAGCCATCTCTGGCTTTCCGCCAAGGAGACCTACTGTAATCATCATATCTTTTTTCATAAAAGTTCCAAAAAAAATCCCCATATTTCAGGGGATAAAATCACTCTCTTAAGGGTTTAGGAATCGTGGATACAATTTCCCAAGGCAATGTTACTATATTTTTTAAGAATCAACAAGTTTTTCTTTACAATTGCAACAAATCCATCTTTGGTTTAGCCCATTGTTGAACTTTTGTATAAATCCTGTGTATTTTGGCTTCTTGATTCTACAGTTATCACAAAGTCTAGTTTCTTGATAACTTCCGATTGAGTTCTTTGCTAATTCTGGTTCTGGCTTCTTGTAAGTCATTCTCTAGTTTCTTTACGCTAGTTCTAAGGTAATGAGCAATTGCATGGTTGCTCTGGTATGGGTGACTAATATAAAACGCTTTTAAAGCCCTTCTATGGTGTTCTGGAAGCTCTTTCATACAAGATTCGACTAAAGCTCCGTCTTGCCAATTAATACTTGGCATATCAGGATAATCTTCTTCCATTACATGACCTAGCTCTGGATTGTAGTTTTTCTCAAAAGAGCGACAAGTAGAAGGCTGCTTAGGAGTAGGGTCTTCTAGCCACATAGTGACATAGTATGACCAATTAAGTAACCTTTCATGAATATTCACTTAAAAAATTCCTCGCTAAATTCAGGCATATTTTTATCTATCCATTCTTTTGCTTCTATATGATTTTTGTCGTTATTCAATCCTATGGTCTGAGAGCCAACATGATGCACATAACTTCGAGATATAAAATGTCTGTATCCTTTGACTAACATCTCATAGCATTGAATATCGTCACTATACCAATTAATAGGTTTAAAATCTACCCATGCTTCTTTTGAGATGTAAGCGAATAATGGGGCAATAACTGGTACTTCTTCTATACAGTATTCTTCATCAAATCTAACACCGCTTCTTTTCTTTCCAACTCTGATGTTTTGATGCCCTCTTACATAGTCAGCCCTAGAAGTAACCCATCCTAGCTTTTCTGTATGTCCTTTTAACTGTTCTACATCTTCTTTTAGTAATTGATAAGAAATAGGTGTAAGAACTATATCGTCATTGCAAACTATGATTTCTTCATGTTTTTTAAATGCTTGATGCACCACAGCATTAAATGAATCGCCAAAGTTGTTATATGGATTTTCACTAATAACTGTATTGTGATACGGAAGCTGATATTCGTACCCACTCAGATAAACAACTACATCTTTTGGTACATATTGATTAATTGATTCAAGCATAACTGGCAAACACTTGCCTGTTTTTGTTGCTATGACTAACGCTTGCATATTAGGCTTTCTGTCTTTTCTAGCAATTCTTCTTCTGTAATGCCGTATTCTCTCTCAAATGCTTTTCTACCCATTCCATGTATTCCGCCATTACCTCTGTGATGGTATGGACAAAGGGGAATGACTGGTGACTGACTTCTAATCCCTGCTCGTCTAATATGGTGCAATTCAGGGATTGTTCCTTCATTTCCAAGGAAACGACATAACGAGCATCCAAGTTCCGCCACCTTTCTAAAATGTTCTTTTTCTGCTTTGGTTGTCATGTATACTTTAATCGTCTATTGGTTTAGAAGGGCTATGTATTGCTATCGGCATCTTCATACCACCTACGAATGAATAATTTTAGCTCTGCTACAGAATCTCCTCTATGCCTTAGTTTATCAAAGGCTAACTCCCAGAACTTAGTTACGACCATTTCTTCGTCTGTATTGCCTTGAACAATTAAAACAGTAAAGTTAGGTTGTTTTGATAGAGCCTTTAGTAATAGCTTTTGACCACCACCAAATTCTTCATTAGGTCTTTTCCATTCGCATAGTAAGAACTTACCTTTTCGTTCTGCAAGCATATCTATGTTTGATGGTAGCCACTTAGGATTATCAGGAATAAGTCCTTGTAATTCTGCAAAGTTTAGATGCTTGGCATCTGGATTCCTCATCATTTTTTTCTAATCTCTTTAAGAGTCCTTTTAACTTCCCAAATTTCAATATCGCCATCTTGTAAATACTGCCAAGCATAATGCTCAAGTTCTTTTTTGCAATCTGCTGCAACTACTAGTATATCGTCTTGCATAATTTCCCAAGACTTATCTACTGTACCAATTGGTAAATCATTATTCATCTTGTAGCCCTATCCTGTGAGCGATTAGATGCTTCTGTAGTGCGCCATATCTCTGCTCTTAACTTTGCTGCTTCTAGAAAGTATTTGAGCTTTTCTTCCTCTAGCATAGCGACCTTGATACCTTCAACAATAACTAAGTAATCAGGATGAGCCAAGGCATAATGCTCAGCCCTAGTAATAGAGCTTTCATTACACTTCATAATTAAATCAGCCTTCTTTACCTTTAAAAAGTTTTCTAGGTATACCCTTTGACTTTTAGCTTCAGCATACTTTGGCGCATTTTCAATGATAAAACTGACAGCCTTATTAGGGTCTATCGTTGTCATGCTCTGGTTGATTTGTTCTTTGTCCATTGTTCAATAATCTCCGATTCAAGTTCAAGTCTAGCTGGCTTTCCTCTTTTTTCTTCTACATTGGCTAGGTAAAGTCTCCTAGCTTGTAAAGGCATACTTAGAGCAAATCTAGCCTCGCATTGTCTCCTGTATTCTTCTCCATTTTTATCTTCAAATAAATCCATTAAAACAATGTCACTTGCCTTTGTGCATCTTCTATTCTTTTACAAGCAATATCAAAGTATTTTTTCTCTTTTTCAATACCAATAAATTGTTTTTTTAAATTCATGCAAGCAACGCCTGTGCTTCCTGACCCCATAAAAGGGTCTAAAACAACTCCATTAGTCCAAGAACAAACGGCTTCCATAAGACCTACAGGTTTTTCTGTTGGGTGAAATTCATTATTAGTTCTTGCATATTGGATTACATCAGTTGGTCTTTTATTTGGGAAAAAGTGGTCTTTGCCAGCATAAAAAAAAGCGACCTCAGTTTGCCTACCATGCTCGTGATTTAAATCACCCATTGACCAATTATTTTTTACCCAAGTTATTAATGATTTTGGCTTTGGATAATCATATAAATTATCCCATCTTCCAAAAGCATAAATACTGTGTTTTGTGTTTTCAATAGCCCAGTTTATAACTTCATTTGCTAGTTCTGGTGTTTCATCATTAGCAATTTTTAAATGCTTAATTAATCTAAAATTAGATTGAAAAGCCATACCGTATGGTGGGTCTGTAACAATAGAATCAAATTCTTTTAGTGTTTGCAATATTTCTGCACAATCACCTAAATAAAGAGTTGCATTACCTATTTCAACTTTCATTGAATCGCTTTCTTTGCCATTACTAGCAATATTTTGTCTTTTAATTGTTGATGATTAGCAATTCCATAATCATTAACTCCTAACTCCTTGGCTTTAGCTTCTATACCTTGATTACTAAACATCCAAGATTTATCCCCTTGCTGATTATTTTTTTCTTCTGGCTTATGCCATTCAGCCTTAAATCCTACCCATCCTCTAGCGCAACAAACTTCCATTGCTTCTTGCAAAGAAATTCCAGCTTTTTTACATTCAGTTTCCATTAACTTTTGAGCTGTTGGAGTCCAAGGTGATTTCTTAGCTTTTCTGACAGCTAAATAATCTTTAAAAATAGAATCAGAAACTCCGTCAGGAGTTATATATTTATTCTTTTTAGGTTCAGGTTCTAGTTCAGGTTCAGGCGGTTGTGCATCAGCTACGCATCTGCTATCCAACTGTTGTGTATCTGTTGTTTTTGATGCTAAGTATTTGAGTTTATTAAACTTTTCAACAGCATCTTCGTCATCAGCATATAAATTGTCTGGTGGAATAGGATATTTAATCCTTTTGATTTGTAGTCGCTGTCTAAACTTA